AATGGTGAAGTAGATAAATCAAGAGAAGAATCTTTTGAACTTGATTTTAACTTATTTTTAGCGTACTCTGTTGCTTTTTGGATAATAGTACTGATTATATTGTCAGAGACTTGTTCAGTTAAATTATATAACGATTTTATTTCGTTTTTTTCTTCTTCAGTTATTACGAATTTTTTCTTCATTGTAAAAGTTGTTTATATATAAATACTATGAAAGTTTGTTATATTTATTACTATGAAAGTAACCATTGTGCATAATAATTCCGGAGTTAATAAAAAATATTTCAAACTATATGATGATTTTATTAAATTTCTACAAAAGGAGATTCCATTAAATCACGATTTAACCATTTATTTTTTGGGAAATCGAGAAGGAACTATGACTACCGGTCAGCGTAATAATAACGACGAGATTAAGGTATTATCAAAAGGAAGATTAAATAGAGACATTTTAAGGACTCTAATTCATGAATGGGTACACGAATATCAAAGAACAATATTAAACAGGGATAAAGGACCGGATATCGGTGGAAAGAACGAAGATGAAGCAAATGCTAAATCAGGTTCAATCATGAAGAAATACGAGAAATCTAACCCTGAAAATACTGAACTTATGTACAAATAAGGCTTTATTCGGAAATACTAACTACTTCTAATTCGAAGGTTAATTTTTTTCCGGCTAAAGGGTGGTTAGCGTCTAAAACAACCGTTTCTTCATTAACCTCAACTACTTTTACATTTACGGCTCCCATTGGACCTTCTCCTTGTAACATTTCACCTTCTTGAACACCTTCAGGTACATTTGCTCTTGGGACAGAATTAATCAATTCTATGTTTATCTCACCATAAGCCTCTGATGGTTCAATTTCAACTGTTTTAGTTTCTCCTTCAGACATATCAAATAATCCGTCTTCAAAACCTTTAATTAATTGTCCTTGACCAACAGTTACTTCTAATGGTTCGCGTCCTTCATTTAATGAAGAATCAAAGATTGTCCCATCTTCTAATTTTCCGGTGTAATTTACTTTTACAGTGTTACCAGTTTGAATTTTTTTCATAATTTAAATATTTTTTATAAAGATAAATACAATTAAAATAATAGTCAAACATATTGATTAAAAAATCTTTTTATCTTATAATTATAATAATAATAATCTCTCTTAAACCCTTGTGTTACAATGTCAAACGAACAAATTATGGAAGAACAATTCCATTTTGCTTATCTATCTGGTGTATTCAAAGAATTCTCCTCTGAAATCACTAAAATTAAAGAAGAAAACTCTACTAAAAGTCTTTCTGAAATATCCGATGATGTTTTTGAAAGGTTTATTAAGGAAGGTTTAATTGATGAGGTATATCTCTTTATATAACATCAATTGAGGATAATACGGAAATATTCTGGGTAAACCCCATATATTTCCAACTTTCTCTTGCGATAAAATCTAATCCGGAGGGATAAGTATCTACACAAGTTTCGGGGTCATTAGTATATAATTTACAATCCACAATAAATGTTTTATTGTTTGTAATATATTTCACATTATTAATTTTTACATAAGACCCTTCTCCAAATAATATCACCAACTCTTTTTTATGGGTCTTATTTATTAGTATGTCAAAAGCTCTCTTCATATTAATAAATATAAATAAAACTTCCATCTAATACAATAGATGTTTGACATTTGACTTTATTTTATTTATAATTAATAAAAAAAACTATGTATTTAAATGTGATTTTAACAATTTTTGTAATCCTTCAGATTACAATTTGTGGGTGTGTAATTTATTGGTGGAAAAAGTATGGTAAAAAATTAATTAAAAATTTTTTTGATATGAATTCTATGTTAACTAAAAATCCTTCAGGTAATGAAACTATGGATTTAAATAAACTTATTTCAGATATGAGTAAAAATTTTGGTGGATTCAAATTATAAACTATCTTTGTAAAAAATATTAAAAATGGAACCAGAAAAAGACATATTTGACGAATGGTCGGAAAAAAAAGAAAAAGAATCGTGGATTGTTAAAAAATTACGATTCATACCGTCTTGGTGGAATCACGATGGTAAATATTACCACAAATACGTTAAATACGGTGTTAAAAATCTCATCTATTGGTTCCCAATCATATGGAAAGACCGAAATTGGGATAGTCATTACATCTTTGAGATAATGAAACATAAATTAACCTCCCAAGCAGATTATATTGGTAGTAGAGACTTACACACTCGTGCTCAATTAGATGCAAAACGAATGAGATTGTGTGTGAAATTAATGGGGTTGGTACAAGATGAGTTTTATTCAACTGAATATTCGGATTATCATAAAACAAAACATTGGTTTCAGGATTTACCGGAAAAACCGGGTTATTCTTCTTGGGAGTCACGATTATTAGAAGAGAATTTTGAGGATTATTTCAAAAAATACCCATTAATTTATAAAAGAGTAATAAATGGTGAAGGTGTTTTTGGTAGAGAAGGTCGTGAGGATGATAAACAAATAATTGCAATGAATATTGGTCACATAAATCACGACAGAGCAAGAAAATTATTATTCAAAATAATGCAAGAAAACATCGAAGGATGGTGGGATTAGATTATGAGGACATTTGAAGAAATTTGGAATAAAGTGTCAGAAGAACTCCGAGGAAATTTAACCTTGGAGGAATATCAAGAGTTAATCAATTTAGAATATATTCTAACACAGGGTTATACACAACCTGGTGACGATGAACGATACACAGAATTAAGAATAAAAAAGCATGGGGTATGACAGTAGAAGAATTAATTAATGTTTTAAATGGTATTAAAGATAAATCTATTGTTGTCCTTGTTAGAGGTTACGAAGGTGGGTATGCGGATATAAAAATAAGATATACCGAAGGAGGAGTTCCTGAAATTAGTACAATAGATTTAAATGTTAATAATGAATCTTATTATGGTCCCCACGAAATAACCGAAGAGGATACCCCATTGAAAAAAAATAAAATAGTTAAAGGAATAATATTACGAAGAGAAACTCAATTTTAAAAATATGTGGATAGTTTATTTAGTTATGTTTTTGGTGGTTACAGTCATCTCATTATTATGGGTGTCGGGAATTGATTATATGCAAAAAAATCATCCCGATTACAAAGGAGATGAACTTTTTGGAGGATTTGATTTTGATGATGATATATCAGATTGGGATGTCACATTAATGGATGGATTAGAAGATGAAGATTTTAGTAAAGATTATGACGAAGAATAATATTAATTTATTATCTTTGTAAAAAAATAGAAATAATGGGAAATATTAGAGTGACACTTTTGTCGGACACACATAACAAGCACAAACAAGTTACCGGTGATTTACCAGGTGGGGATATCTTACTACATAGTGGTGATTTAACATCTATGGGTTACGAACACGAAATCAGAGAGTTCTGTAAATGGTTCAGTAAAATTGAAGGTTATACTCACAAGATATTCATTGCCGGAAACCACGATTGGGGATTCCAAGACAATGTTGATAAGGTGAAAGAAATTTTGGAATTCTACAGTGGAATTACTTATCTTCAAGATAGTGAAGTTAAAGTTAAAATTGGGGATGAAAGAGAAGTAAAAATCTATGGAGCTCCTTGGCAACCAGAATTTCACGGTTGGGCTTTCAACTTACCTAAAAATGGTCCAGGGTTATCTACCAAATGGGAAGGAATCCCTGATGATACTGATATCTTACTTACTCACGGACCAGCGTTTGGTATTTTAGACACCGTTGATGGTAGAAGAAGTGAAAACTTGGGTTGTGAGTTAATGACTGAAAGATTGGAAGTTCTTAATGTTAAACTTCATAATGTAGGACATATCCACACCGGATATGGTTATGTTAGAAAAGGAGATACTCACCACTTTAATTCTTCTGTTTTGGATGAAAGATACAATTACTCTCAAAAACCAATGACTGTTGATTGGAATCCGGAAACAAACGAATTAGAATTTGTATAATAAAAAACCCCTTCTTTTCAGAGGGGGTTTGTTTTTTAGATGTTTTGCCAAACTACTTGAGGTATTTTAGTCCATACTTCATCAGAACCTTCTTTTTTTAAGTCAGGTAATGTTTTGATATATTTATGGATAAATTTTGGGCCTCTTTTAATTCTACCAATCATAGATTCTTTTCTATATAATCTATCGGGATTAAAATTATCGTTTTGTTCAGAAATAACTCGTTTAACAATTTCAGTTAAATCTTTTTCAGTTAATTTAATTATTTTTTCCATAACAATAAATATCTTAATTTACATTAATCTTTGTAGTTCAGCCATCAACCTTTGTTGTTGTTCTTGAAGTTGTCTAATCTTTGTTAATTGTTGTGGATTTAAATCAATACTCTCACCTTTAATTGATGAAATTTCATTCGCCAGCTTATCAAAATTATAAGTTAACTGGTTGTATCTTTGGGCTTTTTCTGTGTCGTTCATATTATAAATATAAATGGATGGTTTAAAAAGTAAAATATATCTGAATATAGTTTAATTATTACCAATAACCGGATATTAAATGAACTTGGTGGAAATTCCTCCAAGTTCATTTGGTAGTTATAAAATAATTTATTACCTTTGACCTATGAGTAAAATAGTAAAAGAATTAGGTAAAAAGTGGGAACGAATATATGAAGACCCCGATGAAACGATTATTTGGAGATATGATACCTCCAAGAATAAGTTTGGCCCTTATGAAGTTGAAATAAAAAGTAAGAGTCCGAGAGTTACAGTTAAAAAGGTTACACGTAAAGTGTAATCTTTTTTTTTACATCAAAACCTAATAAACACACAACACTAAAAACTAACTTTTACACAACCTCAAGGACAAATTGTCTTTGATAATGTCCTTGATATTTATATTTATAAACTAATTAAATATCAAGAACATTATGTTATTAAAAGTGGGGTCGAAAGGTAACGACGTAAAAAAACTACAAACAAAATTAGGTACAACATCGGATGGTGATTTTGGTCCCGGTACCGAAAAATTGGTTAAAGAATGGCAAACCAAAAATGGTTTAACTGCGGATGGGATAGTTGGTGATGGAACTTGGACAAAAATGTTTGGGTCAGTAATTAAAGAAGATGTTGTGATTCCAACAGGTAGTGGATTCAAACTTGATAAATTAAAAGGTCATATTCCTGAGTCGGTAATTGCTCAGATTCCGGATACAGCAAAAAAATTCAACATTACTAATCCATTAAGATTAGCTCACTTCTTGGCTCAGTGTGGTCATGAATCAGGTGGGTTTAAAGCCGTATCTGAAAATGTGAATTATTCGGCTGATGGGCTTAAAAAAATATTCCCAAAATATTTCCCTGGTAATTTAGCGGAATCTTACGCTAGAAACCCTGAGAAAATTGCATCAAAAGTATACGGTGGAAGAATGGGTAATGGGGATGAATCAACAAAAGAGGGATTCAAATTTAGAGGTAGAGGATATATCCAATTAACAGGAAAATCAAATTACACAAACTTCGCTAAATTCATTGGTGAAGATACTGTCGCTAACCCTGATTTAGTTGCAACAAAATATCCATTAGCGTCTGCGGCATTCTTCTTTGATTCAAATAAATTATGGTCTATTTGTGATAAAGGAGCTGACGATGCCACGGTAACCGCTGTGACTAAAAGAGTAAATGGGGGAACTATTGGATTACCTGATAGGATAAAACACTTCAAAGAATACTATAACTTATTAAAGTAATGAACTAACCCCTCCATAAAGAGGGGTTTTTAATAAAAATTATTTCTTTTAAGTATTTACAAATATTTATAGTAATAAAAAAGATAATTTGAAAAATTTAAACGACTTTATTCCGGAATTTTTAAAAGGTGGTTGGGTTGTATTGTTAATTGGAGCTGCTGGAATGGTTGCCAGATTAGTCACTACTGATTCTACAGACGAAATTAGCACTAATGGTATAATTAAAAATATTTTATCGGCAATGATTACTTCATTATTGGCTTGGTTTATATTGGAACAATTTGAAATTAATTCACTATATAAAGCTTTAATTTATGGGCTTGCCGGTTTAAATTCTCCTGAGATTTTAAAGGGTATTTTAAAAGTGACAACATCATTTTCCGATAATCCTGGTGAATTTTTAACAAACATAAAGTCAGGTAAAATAAATACACCGGCTAAAAGAAATACTAGGGTAGTTAAAAAACCTGTTAGGAAAACAACAAATAAAAAATAAATATATGAATAACCAAAAAACATTTATGTTAATTTTAACCTCAATCGTTTTACTCATTGCAGGTTATGGAATTTATGTGGAGAGGAATATAAAAGCTTCTGCAACAACAATATTAGAAGACAGATTAAAACCAGTACCTCTTATTTCTCATAGGTTTGATTACTACGGAACCACAGTTCAGGATAATTTCTCAAGCCATGTTGTTGACTACGACCAGTTACTAGCCAATAGAGGTGAGATACAAAAAATTAAACAACAAACTGAAAAAGAGTGGGAAGAATATAAGTCAACATATCTAACACCGGAAGAGGCAGTACTTGTACAGCATGCACAGAGGGGGATGGATGAAGCTGATGATTTGGTTAATACTTTATTAGAGAAAGCGGTGACTGATAGAAAAGCGGTAGATAGTATTTTGGCGACAGGGATACTAAACGAAAAGATTAATCCTGTTCTTGATGATACAAATGCGTTATTGGAATTACAAACTAAAGTAGGTAAGGAAGAAACTATGAAGATGATTGACTTACTTAAAAACTTTTCAAATTTTATGATGGGAGCTTTAGCTTTAGCGGTTGTATTGTTAGGTTCTATTGTATATCCTATGATAAAGAAACAAGAAGAAAAACCTAAACCAAAAAGAAGAACTCCGGTTAAAAAAACAACAACACCAAAAAAACCGGCGGTTAAAAAAAC